ACTTTTAGAGTATAATCTATTATACATAGATTTGCACTAACCCCTCTCTTGACTTCGGTCAACTCAACTCAACTAAACGAAATCCCTTTACATGGTTCCGTCCTGTGTAAGGGTGTGCATTTCGTGCAGCCTCTGCTCCTACTACGTGTAGCGGCAGAGACATTTCCAGGTTCGCACGTCTTGTAGGAAACGGTGTGTACTTTTAGTGTTTACGCTTGTATCGGTTCCGCCCGATAGGTATTGCACTAACAGTCTTGTGGGTTGTTCCGACCTTCCCCTTGTGTGGCACTCCTATTCCGACTAGTGAGGTCACCACACACGTCCTTTAGACATGGCCAACCAGTATGTACTGCGTATTGCAGACTGCACAAACATTCACTACGACCGCTTGTGGTCCCTTTCACGCGCTGTAACGGATTACGGAGCAGCAGCGGCTTGTGGATTCACCAACTGTAGGTTTGTAGCTTTTGGACTTGAGCACCTGCTTTACGGTTATGATGATGAACATTGGGTTTTGATTCTTTCCGGTAATCAGGTCCTCAATGTTGAACTAGGTCAGTTCAAGGATCGACCGGATAACATTTGTGGTTATCTCGTCATTTCTGACTGTACCTATTTTGAAGAAACTTTCGATCTCTTTCTTGGCAGAAGTCGTGGTGGCATAGCTCCTAATCCAATTTATGTGGATCAGTACCTATGTGGCCCAGATGGAACTCCTGTTAAGAAGGGTCTGGAGTTTAAGGATTACTTTATGAATGGGGGGGACATCTATGTGGAACCCGGCAAAACATACGTTCGCGTGTGGGATGTCGAGCGTAAGCAGGATGATCTTACTCTTGATGGAATTCTAAGCATTAAGTACCTCAGTGACAAGCCTCACAAACTTCGTGACGGTGCCATTCAGGGTGTTGCTGACGCTGTGAGCGAACTTAATGATACCAATCAGATGGTTCGTTTCATTCATGCCTTTGTCTCTTGCCCCTGTGGTAAGAGCGCATTCACCGTTGGTAGTTGGATGGGTTTTGCTACAGTTTGCTGTGGTAAAATCGTGAAGACTCCAATGTGCGTGAAATTCTCTGGTGAAGCGGGGTCCATCTTCGCTTTGCCAGTTGGTTCCCGTGGCTTTAGTGCTAACGGTAAGCGTAGCTATGCAGGCGCTGAATTTCAGTTTTGCTGTGAGCTTTCTGGCGTTGAGATTTGGTGTACTACAAAAACATTCTCCGTTGATGGGGTCTGTACTGTGGGCGCACATCTGATTACTGCTAGTGACCCAATCTATGCTACGCTCTTTCCCACTAACTGCATGCTTGGAGATGATGGTCTATCCACAGATTATGATCTGTGCTACTCCATCATTGCTAAGTGTGCTAATGATGGTTTGTCCCAGCGTATTATCAGAGGAGCTTTGAATGCTTCTGCACAACTCTTCTCTAATACAGTGGACTTGTTTATGTCTGCAAAACTGTGGTTTATGGAGCATTGCACACCCATGTTTTCTTCAGCAATGAAGTATCTATGGGATGCTATTAAGAAATTGGCCTGTACCACGAAGGAGCTCAAACGATTTTGGGATCATCTTTGTAATGCCAAGCTCTATGTTGAAAATCACATTTTGCGTTTTAGCATTACTACTTCCACTAAATTTAAGAACATTGTTGGACGGTTTCTTGAAATGCTTCGAGTTTCCTTTAACATTCTTTGTATTGATGCTAGCGACCGTTACTTTTGCTGCAAGGATGTCACTGGTACAAACCTCAAGCTTTTCAAGACTCTGCTTGTCTCTTGGTACGAGAGTGTCATAAACGGTGCTAAGGAGGCTGGTTTAACTACTGCAAAGTACTTTACCAGCGTTACTGGCAAACTGCGTGCAGTTACTGTGCGTAGAACCGAGGCTGGTGGTGACACTGTTCTAGAGGAAGTAGACGATAAGGTGGATCCTCCTCCAAGTGGAATCTGTCGTCTAATTAATGACTACGCATTCTACTATGGTGGTGGTTATTACTTTCCACTTACGGCATCTGATCAGATTATTGAGGGTGCTGTTTTTAAAGCTGCTGGTAGTCCTCTGGCTACAGATGATGAGCAGCCCTTCGTGGAGAAGCCACCTAATGTTAAACTTGAATTCGAGTTTGACAATGATTTAGTTATGTCTTTTCTTAGAAAGTCTTTAGGGACTTCTTCGAAAGGATTCCACAATTTTGATGATTTTGAAGAGTATATGCAAGGGAAAATTGAAAAGCTGCGTCAAGCTGTTGCCGCCGCTGAGTATGACTTTGAGATACCAGAGTGCTACATATATAGTTGCAATGGCACCTATGAGATGGCACATACCATGCGTATCTCGGAGTTTTCCTTTGATGATGACCCAATTATGGAAGAACTTGTAGCTGTTTCAGAAGAATGTGCTTGTGATGATGCTGCTGAAGAATCTGGTGCCAACGCTGATGACGTTGATGATGTCGACAGTGTTGCTGACGAGACTGATGTTGCAGATGATTGTGTACAGAGTGATGAGCCAGTTACACAGGAATCAGATAGTGTTGAAATCGATTGTGCACCTCTTGAGAGCACCATCGCCGACGACACTCTCTATTTGGGTCGCAGTGAATTCTGGAAAAATCATTGGAATTTGGATTGTAAACCTATGGTAAGTAAGGAAGTTGAAGGCATGAAATTTTGGTTTCCTGCTTTTAACGAATGGAATTGTACTATTAGAACTCTAGCTGTCTTTGTTGGGCAAATGTTTAGGCTCGCTGGTGATGATCTTAAATGGTGTGATATGGAACTACAGAAATTGTGGGAAACCAAATCACAGTATCTTTGGTATAAGTTAGCAGTTGCAGCTGAGCCGGACAAGGTTGAACGTGGAAATGAGGGTAGCTATTCTGGAAACGGGATGGATTACAACACTGTTTTTCGCGTGGCATTACGTAAACTTAAACTTAGCAATGCTAAGGCTTGCTGGGTTTGTAAGTGTGGTGCTCAAGTTGAACTTGATGGTCTGGATGCATGCGTTGGACACTTTTCGAAGGTCCAGTGCTTATGTGGCGCTATCATGGTTGCACGTGAGCTTAAAGTTCCCTTTGAGCTCATTGCACCAGGTTACGCTATGGGGCCTGTCGACATTGCCTTGTCTCGTGCATGTGTTGTTGCAGCTATTGGTTATATGGCTACAGCACATACATCCGCTGTTGTTCATGTTGGAGCTAGACCTCTGCTGATTGATGATGATAATGATGTTGCTTTTGATTATAAGCCACTGCCCTATTATGCATACGCCGTTCTCAATCGTGGTTACACTGTTGAGAGCGATGATGTATCTTTTGAGGGTGGTGTTGCGCAATACGAATGTAACATCAGCTTTGCAAAGAAACCCTTTTCAAAGTTACACACCAAATATCAGCATGTTCTTCTCCCAGGCATGTTTCCATGCATAGAAGGAACTAATGGTGCAAAATTGCTTACAGATCTAGGTTTGCAAAACCTTAAACCTGGTATTATTGGTGCTCTACACGAGGCTGGTTCGTACTGGTGCTCTGTTACATCAGGAACCACCACCTACCACTGCCTTGGAAATCCGAACGGATTTAATGCACGTGATCAGCTTCGCACCGCAATCAGTAAGTGCCCAGATGGTAGCGAAATCCTCTTTCCTAAAGTGAATATTCGCATTCGCGATCTGGTACTTGTCTGTGCTAGTAAGAAGCTTTCTTTTGTTCTCGCTGACTACGATGCAGATGATTTTAATGCTCATGTCGCAAAGGTTCACACTAAGTTTCCAGTGACGGCCATTGACGATAGGGGTGGTTATAAACATCTGCGCCTCCGTGATAATAATTGTTGGGCCAATGCAGTCTTTGTGGGACTTCAGCTCTGCGACTACTACACGAAGGATGACATGGTCTGGCAATGTGCTCTTCGTGGCGCCAATTCCAGGTTTCTTGAGAAGCTATATAACGCTAATAAGACATTTTATGGTTCAACAGCAGATGCAGCGCAGGCTCTTGAGAGGTTGCTTGATGGTGATGCTTGCATGACTGTCAAGCTTGCACTCTCCTGCTTCTGCGGTGACAGTACTGTTGAACTGCGTAGTAGTGTGCTCAAGTTCAGACCTATTAATGGCTTTTTTGATTATGGTTATTGCAATGTCTGTGAAACAACAATTCAGGCACTCATCCTTCATGTAGAGGGTAAAGGCTTCTTTTGTTACACAGCCACTAAGGATAGTAAGATGCTATTTCCAGGTTGCGTCGGTGAAATTGTCTACACGGGTCCCGATCAGGGTGGCCACTACTATATTAAGTATGGTGGTGGATATCATGATGGTACTGGTTCTAGGCGTTCTGCTGATGCTCGTAGCCAGGTTGCTGTCTACAATGTTGATGGCTTACCAGAACCTCTTTTTGTTAGACAAGGTGTTAGATTTTATAAGGCAGATTTCACAGTCATGCTTAAATTTAAGCCTGCTTGTGTTGTTAATGCTGCTAATTCCAACTTATCACACGGGGGTGGTATTGCCAGAGCCATAAACCAAGCTACTAATGGTGAGTTGCAGAAGCTTTCTGATCGCTGTAGGAACAAGCCTAAGGTAGGTTCCTGCACAGCTGTAAAGTGTAGAAATTTTGAAGTTCTTAATGCAGTTGGTCCTCGTGATACTGATACTAATGTAGATGGTTTGTTGCGCAGTGCCTATGACTCTGTTAGAAAACAGGGTCATGGGCTTGTTGTGACACCACTTCTTAGTGTTGGTATATTTAATGTCCCAATTGCAACATCATTGGCGCAGTTTCTTGATGCTTTTGATGGTTTTACTAATTTCTATTGTTATGTTTACACTGATGCTGAAGCTGCTGCACTCTATCAGTATTTTGAGAACCTCAATAGTTTGACTTTTGAGGCTGCTGTGTCCTCAGGTGATGTTGAACCTACTCAAATTACTGAGGATGTCACTGTTACATTTGGTACCACTGACACCTCAAGTATTGAGGAGGTTCTTGCCGCACGTACTAACACAGAGTCTGATGATTCTGATGAAGAAATTGTTACTGTGCTTGTCACTGAGGACACTGTTAATTATACTACAACCAGTGTTTCTACCAGTGCTACTTTTGGTGAACAGCTTGGCGTTTGCGCTATTGCTGACACTGACGTTACAACACAAAAACCCACATTGGAAAATGAGGGTTGTGCTGTCGTAGTCCCACCTGCGATTGATTATGAAAGTTACTACGGTTTTGATGCTGCCAGCTTCTGTGCTGTCAGTCATAATGACTACAATTTTGGTTGTGTCATTGATGATGGTGTGGTTGCTCTAACTCAGGATCGTAATAACTGTTGGCTTAATGCTGTTTGTCTGTCTTTGCAGATGCTTAAACCTCAGTTTAAGTTTGATGGCATTAAAAAGTTGTGGGATGAATTTTGCACTGGTGATGTTGCTGGTTTTTGTCACTTTGTCTATTTTACTTCTAACATAAGTCTTGGTTCTAAGGCTGACGCTGAGGTTGTTTTGCGCAAATTGTCTGGTTTTATTGAATCCGACAATAGTGTTGTACATATGGTTTGCACACAGTGTGTGGATTGTAAAGAAGATCTTGTTCGTACTGATGGCGCTGTCATTGTTTCTAGTCTTTCTAGAGGTAATGTTGTTAGCGGTAAGTGCGAGCATGGTTATTGTAGGAATGTCATTGTTCAGCGAATAACCGGTGACTGCATTCTTACTAGTTCAAAACCCTGTGTTTCAGATCAGTATATTACTAACGTTGGTAGGATTCTTTACAATGGTGATGAGAGTAATGGTCATTATACTTTCTATGACTGTTTTCGTGGTAGATTGTATGATGGTTCCGTCTTTACACTGCAAGGTGTTGCCAGTGTTAAAGCTCCTGTCTCATCCCTTGTTGTGAAGAAGCAAGCGGTGGTTCAGAAACGACCTCCAATTCGGGATGTCGTTGTTGCTAAGCCTCAACCAGTTAAGCCTCCCATAGACTATGTTAAGAAATTTGAGGATTTTAGTGTTAGATTTTTTAGTGTGGGAGACTACATTTTTGGTAATCTCACAATTTTCTTTTTCATGATGTTGGATGTGTTTAAAACATGTTTAACCTCGCTTAGAAAAAGAGACATAAAGATTCTAGCACGTATACCTAAGAGATCTGGTTTAGTCTTTACAAAGAGTTTACTTTACAATAGTAAAGTTGCAGCAAGTGGCATCTATGCAAAACGTAGATGGTTTTACATATTTGGCATAGTAGCTAGCGCATTCTATATAGGTTATAGTTTGCTCTTTACTACATTGCGCTTTAGTAGTTTATGTAAAGGCTGGACCGATGGCTATGCTAATTCTACTTTTATAAAGCAGGATTATTGTAATGGCTCTCTTATTTGTTATGAATGTCTTCGTGGTTACGAAGAGTTGTCTGATTTTCCACATACACAAGTGAAATGGAGCTTTACTTATAATCTGAGTGAATTTGCTCTATTTTACCATGTCTTGACTTTTACTATTATGTGGGTTTTTGGTAATAAATACGTTAAAGCCCTTTTGTTTTACTTCGTGTTGCAATGTTGGAATAGTGCTATGTGCTGGTTTGATGAAACTGAGCCCATTTGGTTTCTCAATTTTATTAAATTTAGTTCTATTTCTGCACATGGGTTTTCACTGTTTTGCGTTTTTAAGATAGCTTGCTTTGTCAAGCATGTTGTTTTTGGATGCAATGACGTTAAATGTTTGTCTTGTTCTCGCAGTGCAAAATACGACCGTATCTCTTGTGACACTATTGTTAATGGAGTGAAACGTAGTTTTTATGTAAAAGCCAATGGTGGAAAGTCCTTTTGTGAAAAGCATCAGTTCTTCTGTCAAAATTGTGACAGTTATGGTGTTGGATGCACTTTTATAAATGATCATGTTGCCAAAGAGGTTGCTAACGTCACGCGCACTGCCGTTAGAGCCACTGGTCCTGCCTATGTAGAGGTTGATAAAGTTACATTTGAGGATGGGTTTTACTATCTCTACTCTGGTGAGCAGTTTTGGAAATATGAGTTTGATGTCTCTAGTAAGAAGTTTGATTCAGAGAATTGTATTAAAGATCTTAGTCTTGGTGCTGATTTTATGGTTTATAATGATAATGGCACAGCTAGAGCTAATGCTCTTAATGCTAGTGTGTATTTTTCCCAGCTTTTGTGTAAGCCTATTAAGGTTGTTAATAGAGTGCTTCTTTCAAGCCTTACCATTGATCATGGTAGTGCTATGCATGAGGCATATTGCAAGGTTCTGCATAATAGCTTTAACAAGGATTTTACACGGTGTACTGACTTGCAAAATTGTAAGAGTGTTGCTGGTATAGAGTGCAGAGATTCTACTTTTGAGACTGGCGTTAAACTAGCTCACAAGTTTGATATTCTGCTCTGTAATGACAGTGCTAACAATTTTGTAACCACCTATGCTAAAGCTGGTACTAGAATTGGTACTGCTGATCTTGCTGTTTTTAACAGAGAATCAGTTCGTGAAGTTTCACATGCAGTACTGGCTCGTAACAAGACCACTATAGTTTGGAGTGTTAACGTTTTTTCCAAGCTATCTGGCGACACACAAGATTATATTGTTAGAACTACTAAGGCTAAGGGACTTCTCTTTCTTCTTACATTTAATGACCATGTTAATACTCAGAATTTGCCGTGTACTATGGTTAATTCTAAGAGTGCTGGTTTTCCAAATCCTATGAGGTTGTGGCGTTTTGGACTTGCTAGGACATGTTGTTATATGATTCTCGCTGCTGCTTTTGCTTATTGTGCTGTCTGGGTGTCTAGTATTAATTTTAAGCCAGCCACTTTCGACAGCGTTCCGGAATATGATTTTCGTTATATAGAGGATGGTGCTATGAAGTTCTTTAGTAAAGAGCTTCCCTGTGTCTATAATCTGTATAAGGATTTTCCGGACTGGCATAAACAGCGATTTGGATCAGTTCCAACATTTTCTTCAAGTTGTCCAATTATTGTTGGCGCCAACGATCTTAACACTAATGTGGTTCCTAATGTAGCTTCTAATGTGGCACTTTCGGGAAGGATCTTGGTTTTTACCTATCAAACACTCTTTGGCCATAGTAAACTTTGTTTTAATGATGCATACAATTCTAATATGGCTAAAATTTCAGCTGGCGACTGTGAACGTGCTGCAATCTTTCCTTCTGCCTGTACCACACTCCAAGGTGTTGGTGGTAGGCAGGTCTATTGCTTTACTGATGGTCTCTATGCTGGCGCTAAGTTATATTCGGATATTATGCCACATTTGAGGTATTATTCTGATGTTAACAATTATGTTATGTTGCCCGAGGTTATTATGCGTGGTTTTGGTTTTAAAATTACACGCTTTTTGGAAGAGACATATTGCAGAGTTGGTGAATGCGCAAAGTCCAATGCAGGAATTTGTGTTAGTGCCGATGAGTGGTATGTTTATGATAAGGACCTCGGTGACAGTTACGTTTGCAGCAAAGATTTTAAAGGGCTTGTATGGGCTTTTCTTAGTGTGTTTAATGCTAATATTGGTACTGTGCTTCTTACCGGCCAGCTTACATTTAATGCTTTTATAGCTTGTGCTATTGTTGGCATTTGCTATACATTTGTTAAGTTTAAGCGCATATTTGGTGATATGTCGACGTTGGTATTGATGGTTCTTGCTGCAACATTTATTAATTCTATGAGTTATTTGCTTACTGTGAACTTTTTGTTCTTGATGTTGTACACTTGTGTGTATTTCATTTCTACTCGAAAGGTTCACTTTCCTATGGTTTGGGACTTTATGTATGTGGTAGCTTATGTTTTTGTTGCACCCTGGTATGTTATTGTGGGCTATGTATTAGTACTGCTATGTGATTGCATGCCATCTATTACCAAGCTTAAGTTGTCTACCAATTTATTGGAAGGCGACAAGTTTGTGGGTAGTTTTGAACATGCCTCACGTGGTACTTTTGTTCTTAATGCTCACAGTTGCGCGAAACTTGTTAATGAGATTGGCCAGGAGAAACTTGATAGGTATGCTTCTAGTTATGCCCGTTATAGGCATTATAGTGGCAATCCTAATGAGGCCGATTATCGTGCGGCTTGTTTTGCCTGGCTGGCAAAGGCAATTAAAGACTACCAAATGAGTCCCCAGGATAAATTATATTGTGCACCTACTGTTAGTTATAACAGTGTTTTACAATCTGGCTTTAAAAAGATAGCTCAACCTTCTGGTTTGGTAGAACCCTGTGTTGTTAAAGTTACCTACCTGAATTCTTATCTTAATGGTGTTTGGCTTGGTGATCAGGTTTATGCTCCAAGACACGTTATTGCGTCAGATGTTACCAAGATTGTTGATTATGACACCGAGCAAAACTTGGTGCGTTCTCACAATTTTAGCATCTCACGTGGTAATAGTTATCTTACAGTCAAAGGCTTTAGGTTTGAGGGTTGCAATGTGGTTATTAGTGTTGTAGAAGTTAATCCTTTTACTCCTGAGCATAAATTTGACACTTTGAAACCGGGTGATAACTTTAACATCTTGGCATGCTATGATGGCATTCCCAGTGGTGTCTATGGTGTCACACTTAGGCACAATAGCACTATTAAAGGTTCCTTCGTTAATGGTACTTGTGGCTCTCCTGGTTATGTCATTTCTAATGGTGTAATTAAGTTTTGCTACTTGCACCAGATGGAGCTTGGTAGTGGGGCTCATGTTGGTTCTGATTTTAATGGCAAGATGTATGGTGGTTATCAGGATCAGGCTAGGATTCAGGTTGAAGGTGCCAATAAGTTGATTACTGAAAATGTTATTGCTTTCTTCTATGCTGCACTTCTTAATGGTGAGCGCTGGTGGTGTTCTAAGGACAGTGTCTGCGTTACTAACTTTAATAGTTGGGCTGCCGACAACCACTACACTATGCTTTCTACGACAGATGTTTTCAATCTTGTTGCTAGTAAGACTGGTGTTAGTGTTGAACAGGTTTTGGCTGCGATTATTTCGTATGCTAAAGGTTTTGGTCATAGAACAATACTTGGTTACGCCTCCATTAATGATGAATATACTATTACTGAGGTAATGCAGCAGATGTTTGGTGTTCAGCTTCAGAGTAGTCGTGTAAAGAAGGTTTTCGAGGGTTTTACTTTGTTCTTCTTCTTCGTCGCGTTATTCTGGACTCAATTTCTCATGTATACATCTGTTTCAATTCTTCAATGGGAGGTCATTATCTCAGTTCTTGTTGGTTTGACGTGTGCTTCTGCTATTACCATCGTGTTTATTAAACACAAGATGGTTTTTCTTTATGGCTATGTGGTTCCAGCTACATTGGTTGTTGTTTTCAGTAATTTTCTTTGGGATTATGTTGTTTCTGCCATAATTATGGAGCATGCTTCTTTTATGTCTGCATATTTTTCATTTGATGTGCAGAGTGTTTTTAATATTTTTATGCTTAGTTTTGTTTTGATTTTGCATCTCGCGCGCTTTTATTGCAGCGGTGGTGCGCTTATTACTTGTTTATTTTCATGTGCCTACACCGTTGGTCTTTTTATGTATTTTGTAAAGATCGACGTTCTTAGTGCGTTCTTTATGTTTATTAGTGGAATACAATGCAGTTGGGCCATTACCTGGTCTAGCTATAAAATTGCAGTATATGCGATGAGTTATGTCTCACCGTATTATATTGAAGTTTTTGGCTATACTAAGGTTCTTATGGTTTTGTATCTTTGCATGGGTTATTTGTTTTGTGTATATTATGGTATTTTATACTGGGTTAATAGGTTTACCATGAACAATTTTTCCATGTGTCTTGGATATTACGACTATTGTGTTTCACAGGCTGAGTTTAAATACATGGTTGCTAACAATCTTAAGTGTCCTACAAATCCTATGGAAGCTCTATATCTTAATATTAAGCTTATGGGTGTTGGCGGACCTAAAATTATTAAGCTTTCCACCATTCAGTCAAAACTCACAGATCTTAAATGCACTAATGTTGTTTTGTTAAGTTGTCTTTCAAGTATGAATGTTGCTGTTAATTCTAAGGAGTGGAGCTATTGTGTACAGTTACACAATGATATTAATCTCTGTGATGATCCTGAAAAGGCCACTGAGAAATTGCTTGCGCTCTGCTCATTCTTCTTGTCCAAACAGCAAAATTTCAATCTTGATGCTTTGATTGATTCCTATTTCGATAATAAGGCTATTTTGCATAGCGTAGCTTCCACTTTTGCATCTATGCCTTCTTATATTGCATATGAGAAGGCTAAGATGGATTATGAGCTGGCAAAGCAGAATGGTACATCGGACCAGGTTGTTAGACAACTTCTTAAGGCCATGAATATTGCAAAGAGTGAATTTGATTTGGAATTGTCCGTTCAGCGTAAATTGAATAGAATGGCTGATAATGCTGCTGCACAGATGTTTAAAGATGCACGTAATGTTGATCGTAAGGCTAAGGTTGTATCATCCATGCACGGACTTCTGGTCGGTATGCTTAGAAGACTTGATATGTCTTCTATTACCGAGCTTATGGATCTTGCAAAAGATGGTATTCTCCCCCTTGCTGTCATTCCAGCGGCTGCATCCAACAGACTTATAGTTGTAACCCCGTCTATTGAAGCTTTTGATAAGATTCGTCATGACAATAGCATTTGTTATGCCGGTGCTGCATGGGCTATTACAGCTATTAAGGATGTTGATGGTACAACTGTGCAACTTGCGGAAGTCTGTTCAAATAATGACAAAACTTTGAATTGGCCATTGCATATTGAAGCTGAACGTGTTGTTAAGTTGCAGAATAATGAAATTACACCCGGTAAGCTTTCACAACGTGTGGTTAATACTGACTGTGGTACAGGAAAAGCTCTTTATTGTAATGAGCAAGGTAAAGGTTTTATCTATGCTCTACTTGCTGATAGTCCAGATATCACATATATTAAATGGGATAATGGTCTAGGCGATGATATGGTAATTGAGCTTGAAAAGCCTGTTAAATTTTCAGTACAATCTCCTAATGGCCCACAGATTAAGTATTTGTATTTTGTTAAAAATTTGAATACTTTGCGACGTGGTGCTGTTTTAGGGTTTATTGGAGCCACCGTAAGATTGCAAGCTGGTAAACCTACCGAGTATGCAACTGATTGTCAATTGTTAACTCTTTGTGCTTTCGCTGTAGATCCTAAGGATGCTTATTTGACTGCTGTTCGTCAGGGTCATAAGCCACTTAGCAATTGTATTAAGATGATAAATAATGGCAGTGGAAACGGCTTGGCTATTACACATCGTGTAGAAGCTAATACTGTACAGGATTCCTATGGTGGCGCTTCATGTTGTTTATACTGTCGTGCCAGCGTGGAACATCCGGGTATGAATGGTATTTGCAATCTAAGAGGTAAGTACGTTCAAGTACCTACTGGCACAACGGATCCAGTACGTTTTGTTCTTGAGAATGAAGTGTGCTCTGTTTGCTCATGTTGGCTTGGTCATGGTTGCGTCTGCGATCGCAGTAGCGTGCAGTCCGCTATTATTGACCAGGGTTATTTAAACGGGTGCGGGGCTCTAGTGATGCTCAACTAGAGCCCTGTAGTGAACATCATGTTGTAAGAGCTTTTGATATTTACAATAAGGACGTGTCATGTATAACTAAGTTTCCTAAAATTAACTGTGTTAGATTTAGGAATACTGAAAAACATGATGCCTATTATATTGTAAAGAAGTGTAATGCGCGAGTTATGGATTATGAGCAGTCCATTTACAACAAACTCGTTCATTCTAATGCTCTTGCGGTGCATAGTTTCTTCCCGTATAAAGAGGGGCGCAGTATCTTTGGTAATATTACTCGTCATGATTTGACGAAGTATACCATGATGGATCTGTGCTTTGCACTTCGCAATTTTGATGAAAAGAATTGCGACGTTCTTAAGGAAATTCTTGTTCTTACCAATTGTTGTGATGAAAAGTATTTCGATAATCCCAATTGGTACGACCCTGTTGAAAATGAACACATTCATGTTGTTTACTATAAGCTTGGCATTGTCATTGCCAACGCCATGCTTAAGTGTGTTGCTCTTTGTGATGCAATGGTTGAAAAAGGTCTAATAGGTGTGTTGACACTTGATAACCAGGACCTTAATGGTAACTTCTATGATTTCGGTGATTTCGTGGAAGGTCCTGAAGGTTATGGTGTTCCTTGTGTTACATCATATTATAGTTATATGATGCCTATTATGGGTATGACCAATTGTCTTGCACAAGAGTGCTACATGAATAGTGATATTTTTGGCAAAGATTTTAAGCGGTATGACCTTCTTATGTATGATTTTACAGAACATAAGGAGGCTCTTTTTAAGAAATATTTTAAGTATTGGGATCAGGTCTACCATCCCAATTGTATTGATTGTGTAGATGATCTGTGTCTTCTACATTGTGCTAATTTTAACACATTGTTTGCTACTACAATTCCTCCCACTGCTTTTGGACCGCTAGTTCGTAAGGTTTTTATTGATGGAGTTGCAGTAGCTGTTACAGCTGGCTATCATTTTAAGCAGTTAGGTCTCGTCTGGAATAATGACATTAATGTCAATAATTCCAAGCTTACCTTTAATGACCTACTGCGTTTTGTTACTGACCCAGCTATTTTGATTGCTAGTTCTCCAGCACTTATTGACCAGCGCACTTGTTGTCTTAGCGTCGCCGCTTTGTCAACAGGTGTTAATTATCAAATTGTCAAGCCTGGTTACTTTAATAAAGAATTCTATGACTTTCTTCTTGAAAGAGGTTTCTTTAATGAAGGTTCCGACTTGACTTTGCGACATTTCTTCTTTGCTCAAAATGGCGCAGCTGCTATTACCGATTTTGATTATTATCGTTATAATCATACCACTATGTTAGATATTTGTCAAGCACGCTTTGTTTTTAAAGTTGTTGGCAAGTACTTTGAGTGTTATGAGGGTGGCTGCATCATGGCAAAGGATGTCATTGTTACAAATCTTGATAAGTCTGCTGGTTACCCACTTAATAAGTTTGGTAAGGCTAGGCTCTATTATGAATCTATGACATATGAAGAACAGGATGCTCTTTATGCTATGACCAAGAGGAATGTGTTGCCCACTATGACGCAGCTTAATCTTAAGTATGCTATTAGTGGTAAAGCACGCGCTCGAACTGTGGGTGGCGTTTCACTTCTTAGTACGATGACCACTCGCCAATATCATCAAAAGTGTCTAAAGTCCATTGTCGCCACGCGTAATGCCACTGTTGTCATTGGTACAACAAAGTTTTATGGTGGTTGGGACAATATGCTTCGCACACTTATTGATGATGTTGAGAATCCATGTCTCATGGGTTGGGACTATCCCAAGTGTGATCGTGCCCTACCTAATATGATTCGCATGGCTTCCGCTATGCTTCTTGGTTCTAAGCATGTTAGCTGCTGTTCTAATATGGATAAGTTTTATCGTCTGTCAAATGAATTGGCACAGGTTTTGACCGAAGTCGTCCATTCTAATGGTGGCTTCTATTTTAAACCTGGCGGCACTACATCTGGTGATGCTAGTACTGCTTATGCCAACTCTGTTTTCAATATTTTTCAGGCTGTTAGTGCTAATGTAAATAAATTGCTTGCTGTTGATAGTAATGTTTGTAGGAACATTGCTGTCAAGGAATTACAACGTGCAATTTATGATAATTGCTACCGTACTTCCTCTATTAGTGAGGAATGCGTTGACAACTTTTATCATTATTTACGTAAGCACTTTTCTATGATGATTTTATCTGATGATGGTGTTGTGTGTTATAATAAGGAGTATGCAGATTTAGGTTATGTCGCAGACATAAACGCATTTAAGGCTACTCTCTATTACCAGAATAATGTGTTTATGAGTACCTCCAAATGCTGGGTAGAACCAGACATTAATGTAGGACCTCATGAATTTTGCTCACAGCACACTTTGCAAATTATAGATGGTGATGGTAAGTATTACTTACCATATCCAGATCCTAGCCGCATTTTAAGTGCTGGTGTTTTTGTTGATGATATTATTAAGACAGATGGCGTTGTTTTACTTGAACGCTATGTGTCTCTTGCTATTGATGCTTATCCTCTTTCTAAGCATGGTAATCCTGAGTATAGAAAGGTATTCTATACTATGCTTGAATGGGTGAAAAAGCTTAGTAATGATTTGAATAAAGGAGTTTTGGATGCCTTTGCCATCACAATGTTAGAGGATACTCAAGCCAAGTTTTGGAGTGAAGAATTCTATGCTAGTCTCTATGAAAAGTCTAGCGTACTTCAATCTGCTGGACTTTGTGTTGTCTGTCAATCACAAACAGTCTTACGCTGCGGGGATTGTCTTAGACGTCCTCTACTGTGTACTAAGTGTGCATATGATCATGTGATGGGAACGCATCATAAGTTTATTATGGCTGTTACACCTTATGTTTGTTGTCATGCTGGTTGCAATGTTAATGATGTTACCAAGCTTTATCTTGGTGGCATGAGCTTCTATTGTGTAGACCATCGGCCTAAATTATCCTTTGCGCTCTGCTCAAATGGTAATGTTTTTGGTCTATACAAGGCTATGGCAACTGGTTCTGATGAAGTCTTTGACTTCAATCGTTTGGCAACAACTGACTGGTCAAATGTAGATGTCTACAAGTTGGCCAACACCTGTTCTAACAGCCTCAAACTTTTTGCCGCCGAAACTGTTAAAGCTAAAGAGGAGAGCGTAAAATCCTCTTATGCTATTGCCACACTTAAAGAGATTGTTGGCAATAGAGAAATTGTTTTACAGTGGGAAGCATCCAAAACTAAGCCTCCTCTTAACCGTAACTCTGTTTTTACAGGTTACTATATTAATAAGGACGCTAAGTTTCAAATGGGTGAGTATACTTTTGAGAAATCTGATTATGGTAATGATAGCGTGTTTTATAAGGCTAACACTACCACAAAGTTAATTCCGGGGATGATTTTTGTGCTCACTTCACATAATGTAGCACCTCTCCGAGCACCTGTTATTGTCAACCAGGAACGTTACACCTCGATCTGTAAGTTGTATCCATCATTTTACATTGACCCAGCTTATAGTTCACTTGTCCCCCATTATCAGTTGATAGGGCGACAGAAGATTACCACAATCCAGGGACCTCCGGGTAGTGGTAAGTCTCATACAATGGTCGGCCTTGGTTTGTACTACCCTTCAGCGCGAGTTCTCTTTACTGCTTGCTCTCACGCTGCTGTAGATTCACTGTGTGTAAAAGCGGCTAAGACATTCGCGCATGAGAAGTGTACTAGGATAGTTCCTGCTAAGGCCAGGGTCGAGTGTTATTCTGGTTTTAAGGTGAATAATAATGGCGCTCAATATGTATTTAGCACCATTAATGCACTTCCGGAAATATCAGTCGATCTGGTTGTTGTTGATGAGGTTTCCATGTGTACTAACTATGATTTGTCTGTACTCAATTCACGAGTTGCATACAGGCACATAGTTTATGTCGGTGATCCTCAGCAATTACCAGCCCCACGTACCCTAATTACTAAAGGTGCTTTGGAACCCGCTGATTATAATGTTGTCACACGCCTAATGTGCACCATCGGCCCAGATGTGTTCTTGAATAAGTGCTATAGGTGTCCAGCGGAAGTTGTTAATAGTGTTTCATCCCTTGTTTATGAAGATAAGTTTAAACCTGTGAACCCTTTAAGTAATTTGTGCTTCAAATTGCTATTTAAAGGAGCTGTTCACCATGACTCTGGTTCTTGTGTTAATAGAAAGCAACTCGATATTGTAAAGCAATTTCTGGCTCGCAACCCTGATTGGTCTAAGGCTGTTTTTATCTCACCTTATAACAGTCAGAATTATGTTGCTGCTAGAGTTCTTGGCCTACAAACTCAGACTGTTGATTCCGCGCAGGGTAGCGAATATGACTACGTAATTTATACGCAGACATCTGATACTGCTCATGCTCTTAATGTTAACAGGTTTAATGTTGCTATTACAAGAGCCAAGAAAGGAATATTTTGTGTTATGAATGATGCTAATTTGTTTAATGCTCTCGAGTTTCAGGAGATAACTACGACCGATCTACAGTCGGTTCTTAGTGGGCTCTTTAAGAATTGCATCAGAAAAGGACATGATTTGCCACCTAACCATGCTAGATCCTTCTTGGATCTTGATTCCAGATTCAAAGTTACGGATGAACTCGCCGTTCATATTGGTAGTAGCGAACCTACCTATGAGCACGTGCTATCATGGATGGGCTTCAGATTTGATGCTTGCCCTAAAGGCTACCATACCATGTTCTGTACAAGAGATTTTGCCATTCGTAATGTTAGAGGTTGGTTAGGTTTTGATGTTGAAGGTGCTCATGTCTGTGGTGACAACTGTGGTACTAATGTACCTTTACAGTTGGGTTTTAGCAATGGTGTGGACTTTGTAGTCCAGCCTGAAGCTAGTTATGCAACACAGCATGGCATTCTAGTTAAAAATGTAAAAGCAAGAGCACCTCCAGGTGAGCAATTTACACATCTTGTGCCGCTCTTACGTAAGGGACAGCCTTGGGCCGTTGTACGTAAGCGTGTAGTTCAAATGGTATGTGACCACCTGAAGGATCTATCCGACGTAGTCGTATTCGTTTTATGGGCCGGAGGCTTGGAGTTGACTACGATGCGTTATTTCGTAAAGATAGGTCCCCCTCGTAATTGCCATTGTGGTCGAGTAGCACAGTGCTATAGCAGTAATGCGGTTGCATTTTCGTGCCTGCGTCACGCTGTGGGCTGTGATTATCTTTATAACCCTTATGCTTTCGATATTCAGCAATGGGGTTATACAGGGTCGCTTAGTTCTAATCATCATCGTTATTGTAATGTGCACTTTAATGAGCACGTTGCTAGTGGTGATGCTATTATGACGCGGTGCCTTGCTATTTATGATTGTTTTGTTAAAGATGTCCATTGGGATATTACCTATCCATATATAGCCAATGAGAGTGACATAAATGCCGCTGGTCGTTATGTCGAGCGTCATCTTATGAACACTTTTGTTAAGCTCTATAATCCTAAGGCTATATATGATGTTGGTAATCCAAAGGGCATCCGTATTTGTGATTTTAAAGGTTCCTGGTATTGTTATGACAAAGAACCTACAAACAATAATGTTGTTAAATTGGAATATGACTATACTGTACATGGACAGTTCGATGGCTTATGCCTATTTTGGAACTGTAATGTTGACATGTACCCCGGGTTTAGTCTTGTTTGTAGGTTTGATACTAAGCATCGCTCGCCTCTGTCTCTAGAAGGTGTTAATGGTGGCTGTTTATATGTTAATAAGCACGCTTTTCACACACCTGCTTTTGATAGAAGAGCATTGGCCAAGCTCCAAGCACTGCCATTCTTCTTTTTTGATGATAGTGATTGTGATGTTGTTAGCGACGCTGAAAGCTCTGAAGTTGATTATGTACCTCTGCGTAGCAACGTTTGCATTACTAAGTGTAATGTTGGCGGTGCAGTTTGCAAGAAACATGCAAGTCTGTATAAAACGTATGTACAGAAGTACAATGAGTTCACTCAAAATGGGTTTACTCTATGGGGCCCCCAGAATTTTGATTTGTTTAACCTTTGGCAGCTCGTTTCTAAGCCGATTTTGCAGGGATTAGAAAATCTCTCCTACAATTTACTCAAGAAGGGTACCTTTGTTAACATGCCAGGAGAACTGCCGACGGCTATAATTAATGATAAAGTCTTCGTTAGAGAAGGTGTTGCTGATAATTTAGTTTTTACTAATAACACAGCATTGCCTACTAACGTTGCGTTTGAATTGTTTGTTAAGAAGAAGCTAGGTCTAACACCACCACTAACGCTGTTACGTAATTTAGAAGTGACAGCGGCTTACAGATTTGTTTTGTGGGATTATGAGTCGGATAGGCCCTTCTCTAATTTCACTTATGAGTGTTGTAAGTATACGGACGTGAATCACCCATACAACCTTTGCTATGATGGTAGTATGCAAGGTTCCTTGGAAAGGTTTATATCCTGTGATGATGGTGTATTGTTTCAGACTCAAGCTCTTAAAGGTAAAACTGCCATTCATCTTAACTTCGGCTATCTCAATGGTGTTCCTGTGTCCACCACTGATGTCGAGGTTGATGGTGAAATTGTTAAGAAGAAAGTAGATCTGTATGTTTATGTCCGTAAAAATGGCCAATTTGTTGACCAGTTTGACGGATTCTATAGTCAGGGTCGCACCGTGTCTACTTTTAAGCCACGTAGTACAATGGAGTCTGACTTTTTAGAATTAGATACAGATTTGTTTATTAATAAATATGGTCTACAAGATTATGGTTTTGAGCATGTTGTTTATGGTGATTTTTCTAAATCCACCATAGGCGGGTTGCACCTGCTCATTTCACAAATTAGACTTGCTAGAATAGGTTATTTGAAGATTGATGATTTTGGCGGCAATTCTGACAGTACTGTTAAGTGCTGCAGTGTTACTTGTATTGAAAACTCTAGCAAGGTTGTTTGTAGTTATGTAGATCTTCTTTTAGATGATTTTGTTACCATTCTTAAGAGCTTGGATTTATCTGTTGTTTCTAAGGTGCATGATGTTGTCATTGATGGCAAACCATGGCGCTGGATGTTATGGTGCAAAGATAACAAAGTTTCCACTTTCTATCCTCAATTACAGAGCAGTGAGTGGAAATGTGGTTATTCTATGCCACCTCTTTATAAAATCCAGAGTATGATTCTTGCACCTTGCAGTCTTTATAATTATGGTAAGTCCATTAAGCTTCCTGAGGGTATCATGTTTAATGTTGTTAAATATACTCAGTTGTGTCAGTACTTAAATACCACATCTATGTGTGTTCCACATAAGATGCGGGTGCTTCATTTAGGTGCTGGATCTGATAAGGGTGTTGCCCCAGGCACAGCAGTTCTTAGGAATTGGCTACCAGAAGACGCTCTTCTTGTTGACAACGATTTATATGACTATGTGTCTGATGCTGATATAAGTTATACAGGTGATTGCTGCTCTATGTATCTGGATGATAAGTTCGATCTTGTTGTTTCAGATATGTATGATGGTAAAACAAAACAGATTGATGGAGATAATGTTTCCAAGGATGGTTTCTTTGTTTATATTAATGGTGTTATAACAGAACGATTGTCCCTTGGCGGTACTGTTGCCATTAAAGTAACTGAGTTTAGCTGGAATAGGAAGCTTTATGAATTGATTCAGAGATTTGAATATTGGACTGTGTTTTGTACCAGTGTTAATACTTCATCCTCTGAAGGGTTTCTTATTGGCGTTAACTATCTTGGGAATTTTTGTGATAAGCCTATTATTGATGGCTGTACTATGCATGCAAACTATATATTTTGGCGTAATAGTACAGTTATGGCCTTGAGCTATAATTCTGTTTTGGATGTTAATAAGTTTCGTCTAAAGTGTAAAGCAACACCAGTGCTTTCATTGAAAGACGGGTCTTTTACGCCTTTGGTTTTGACACTTATTAAGAATGGTAAACTTATTGTTAGAGATACAGGTGTGGTTGTTAGCTTTTCTAATCATTTAGTCAACTTAACTAAATGATGGTATTTGCTGATAAGCCAACTCATTTCGTTAACATCCCGCTGAAATACTTCGAAGAGTTCTATGAGCATTTCGTTTTAATTCAGCGTGAATTGGTCTCTAAGTTAGATTGTAAGGTTCAAACTACTCCACATGTGTCACTTACTATGCTTGAAGCTCGTAATAGCGAACTCAAATATATTGACTTTGCTATTAGAGACTGCATAGACCACATGTATGCTGGCAATGTTGAAATTGGGTTTTCCAATCTTCACCTTCTCGGCAAGCATATTGTTGCCGATGTCTCTGGCCTGCGGGAGTGGCACGATGTAGTTGAGTCCTACATTAACAATGCTGGTTATGTATGTGGTCAATCACGTGCTTGGCTTCCACATCTAACTATTGCTAGTTTGGAATGTGTTGATGATGATAATCTTGTTAGAAGTAAGACCATTCTTGAGGAGAGCAATTTTAGTTTTGAATTTGAACTAGTTATCAGGAAGGGGGCACCTTTCTACCTAGAGATAGTTAAGATAGGTGCTCCTAAGCATGATGGCTACTATGAGCAGGAGTTTAGTGCTTGGGTTTATTCTAGGTGCTCAGTTGAACCACCCACTTGTAAGCTCAGCGCTATAATGTGTTATGGTTGTCTTCACCATGTCATTTCGGAGATGGAACCTGATGACTTTCCTAATGATGAGCACGATGCATGGTATAAGCTTCAATATTCCTACGAATATAATGGATGGTTTTGGCGTTATTGCCTTACCAAGTCTAGAACTTTTCGTAGGCATATTCGTGCGAGAACATGCACGTGCTTAGATTGTTCTGATTCCGATGACTAAACTAAACATGTATTTCTTTTTGCTCCTGTTGTTTGTTAGTGCTGATGCTGCCATTCAAACCTGTCCTGCCCCAGGTAATGTTAACTTGGATATCTCCAAGTTATATTATGGAACGCAAGCATCTATTAATGCCACGTTTCAAGTTGTTCAAGTTCTGCCCCAAGTACCGTGGAAGTGCAATAGTTATTCTAATGGTCCTTCTAATAAGTTTAACGGTATAGGTGTTTTTGTAGACCTAGCCTCCGCCCAGCATTCATGGCACCTTTTTGTTTATCCATCTATGCCTACAAATAAAACTTGGATTTTGTCATGGGCTGATACTCATACCAGTTTTGAACATGGTAGTGTTATATCTTATGTCCAGATTTGTAAGTATCCATCTAATGTTGTGACTGACATTACTAATGGTAATGGCTGTCACACTAATATGGCAGGGCCTGGTGCCACAACTTGTGATGTCATTCTTAGCTCACCACTTGAGTGTGTTCTTAATAGAACTTACTCACAACAGTATGCTGGTGTCTCCTATATTACTTGGTATAATGATCACATTATAGCATCTATCCAGGGTGAGGTCTTCACCTTTGATATTGGTGAAGTGCTGCAATGGTCTAATTTTAGTGCCTTTTGTGGTACCGGTAATAAGTGTGGTTTTAGTTATGCGACCACACTCTCTGAATGGTTGGTTAGGACTGATAATGATGGCACGGTTATTGATTATGTTATTTGTGATACTGACTTTGAAAGTCAGCTTAAGTGCAAGAATATGGTTTTTGAACTTACACCTGCTGTTTATTCGGGCTCTGCTGTTGAGTTACAATCCGCTATTTATTATGTTTCAAATGAGTTACCCGATTGTGACTTTTCATTTGCTGACATGTTTATGGACGGCACCGGAAATTTTGAAGGTCTCCGTAGACATGTTTTCAGCAACTGTTGGGTCAACTACACAGCATGGTTTGCATGCGCGGATGATTATTCCTGCATTATTTTTAATGCTATTTTTGCTGAGGTGCGTTATAAACTATCGCAGCCTGATGGTCTAGTTAATCCTTTCATTAAATGTAATGGATTGGACCTCTATTCTATCACTAAAGGCTGCTCTAGTGGCTTTGTTTTACGTTATCAGCTTTATGCTAATGGCAGTTTCGATGTTAATTCTTATACACCTGATTATATGGAATGTTTTGGTTATTTTGCGCTATATAATGGTTATGTTATTTACAACGCCAAGTTCGTTAGCAAGGGCTTGACTGTTTGTGTTGTACAGCCTGTCGAACCAGAACTTGACGTTTGTAAGTCTTATACTATAGACGGCGTGACATTCCAGGGCATTCTTAGAAATACAACACATCAGATTGATAGTTTTCATAATATTTTATATTATGGCGACATGGTCAGCTATGTGCGTATTAGGGGTGTTGTTTACGCTGTAGAGTCCTGCAATAGGTTTTATTATAGTGTTTTTAAGACCCTTTCTGCTATTGGTTATCTGTATTCAGGCGCCACGTGTGACTCCACTGATGTAACTACTTTTATGACTAAGGCTAGAGCTACAACATTTGTAGATAGTTCACTTGGTTGTTTTATAGACGTCAGTGTCACAGATGGTAATTATACTGATTGCTTAAACCCTATCGGAAATGGGTTCTGTGTTGATGTTAATGTTACTGGTCAACCAGTTGTTGGTAACATATTTATACAGACTCATGACACTGACTATGCTAGGCCAATTCTTACTGCCCAGCAAATAGAACTGCCTATTGACCATTATGTTAGTGTCAAAGAGCAGTTTATTCAAACTAGTACACCCAAGTTTGATGTTGATTGTGAAAGGTATATCTGCGATGTTTCCAGCGATTGCCGCGAATTGCTTGTTAAGTATGGTGGCTATTGTTCCAAAATACTTGCAGATATTAAATCTTCCAGCATTCAGCTGGATTATCAGATTTTGGGGCTTTACAAAACTTTAGCTGTTGATTTTAAGGTTCCTGATATTGATTTTGGTGACTTTAATTTTAGTATGTATATGTCTGAGGCCAATGGTAGATCTTTTATTGAGGATCTACTTTTTGATAAGATAGTTACTACGGGTCCAGGGTTTTATCAAGATTATTATGATTGTAAGAAGATGAATTTGCAAGATCTTACTTGCAAGCAGTATTATAATGGTATTATGGTTATACCACCTGTTATGGATGATACCTTGATCACGTTTTGGTCATCAGCCGTTGCTGGTTCCATGACTGCAGGCCTCTTTGGTGGTCAGGCAGGTATGGTTTCCTGGACTGTAGCACTTGCTGGCAGACTCAATGCGCTTGGCGTTATGCAGGATGCACTTGTTGAGGACGTTAATAAACTTGCTAATGGTTTTAACAACCTCACACAGTATGTGTCAGATGGCTTTAAAACCACCAGTCAAGCTCTCTCAACCATTCAGGCTGTTGTTAATAATAATGCACAGCAAGTTTCCCAGCTAGTCCAAGGGTTAAGCGAGAACTTCGGTGCTATTAGTAACAATTTTGCTCTTATTGCTGAGCGCCTTGAAAGGATAGAAGCCGCTATGCAGATGGACCGTCTTATTAATGGCCGTATGAATATATTACAGAATTTTGTCACCAATTATAAGCTTTCCATATCTGAGCTTAAATCTCAGCAAGCTCTTGCCCAGAGTCTTATTAATGAATGCGTTTATGCACAGAGCAGTAGGAATGGCTTTTGTGGTGATGGTTTGCACTTATTCTCACTGATGCAGCGTGCACCGGACGGAATAATGTTCTTCCATTACACACTTAAACCAAATAACACCATCATAGTCGAAACCACACCAGGACTCTGTTTGAGTAATGATGTTTGTATAGCTCCTAAAGATGGTTTATTTGTTAGACTTTCTACTGCCAGAGACACTGATTGGCATTTTACGACTCGCAACCGCTATAGTCCAGAACCAATAACGGTTAACAACACTCTCACTATTAGTGGCGGTGTTAATTTTACTGTTGTTAATTCTACTATAGATGGTATAGAGCCGCCAGCCAACCCATCTTTTGATGAGGAGTTTGCTGAGTTATATAAGAATGTTACATTAGAGCTCGAACAGCTTAAAAATATTAGTTTTGACCCCGAGATGCTTAATCTGACCTATTATATTGATAGGCTAGATGAGCTAGCAACAAATGTGTCGCAGCTCCACGTAGATGTTTCAGAGTTTAATAAATTTGTTCAGTATATTAAATGGCCTTGGTATGTTTGGCTAGCAATATTCCTTGTGCTTGTACTGTTCAGCTTCCTTATGCTCTGGTGTTGTTGCGCCACAGGTTGTTGCGGATGTTGTGGTCTTTGCGGTGCCGCTTGTAATGGATGTTGTACTAAACCTCAACCTATTGAATTTGAAAAGGTCCACGTACAATGATAGGTGGTCTCTTTTCTATAGGTTTTGAGCAATTCGTGCAGCATGCTAACCACACTACTGGTGGCGTTATTACGCGTAATGCTGTTCAGCCCTTATTTACTTATGGCACTGTTATTTTTAGCATTTACAGTTGCATTTTTCTTTTATTCTTTGCACTTTTTAGTGCTAAGTCTGACAGAATTAATTGTCTACTGTTGGTGCTCCGCGTTCTTACGCTTTTTGTAGCAGTGCCAGTTTTGTTGTTTACTGGTTATTATATTGATGGTGGTCTAACTTTTGCGATACTATTTGCCAGATTCTTTTATCTGTCTTACTATTGCATTAGATTTAAGAGACCACATTTTATTCTTTATAATACCAGTGTTTTGCTATTTGCTCAGGGTAAATGTGTACCCTATGCCAAGTTGACCTATTTCGCTAATTATGCTGCACTTTATGGTGGTGCAGGTTATTTAACCCTGGGTCGCAAGGTTATAAGTTTCACTGAAGCACGTAATGTCGTGTTGGCAGTGCGTGGTAAAGTGCAGGAGGATTTGTCCTTAGCTCGTATGGTAGAACTCGCCAATGGTGATTTCATCTATATTTTTACTAAGGACCCTGCAGTCAGTGTTTATAGCTTTAGCTTTCAACCACTTAACTAATGTTACCTTCATTTTTGAGAGTTTTCAATGATGAGGGCCTTGTTCTTAGCGTTTTATTCTGGTTTTTGTTTATTATTGTGTTGTTGTTGTTTTCAATAGCCATGCTAAAAACAATTCAATTAGTTGGTGTTTGTTGCTCTCTTACAAATAAGGTTATTGTTCTTCCTGTTAAGGGTGTTTATCACCTTTATCAAGATTATTACAAAATAGAGCCATTGCCTATGTTTGAAGTTTGATCAACTAAAATGGTACTCTTTTGTGAATTCAATACTTCTAGTGCTGACGGCTGTTCAGCTTGTGTGGCTCAGGGTTGTACTGGAGCTGGTGTTACCAGTGCCAGTATTACTTGGCATTTGCTTAATTGGAATTTTAGTTGGAGTGTCATACTCACTGTCTTTGTGTCAGTTTTGCAGTATGGCAATCTTAAGTACAGCATGATTCTGTACATTCTTAAAATGATCATCATGTGGTTGCTATGGCCCATTGTCATAGCTTTGACCATTTTTGATGCCATTGAAACCTTCAAACAAGAGCGTTATGTCATGTTCGGCTTTAGCATTGCCCTTGGTGTTGTAACTCTCATCCTCTGGATCATGTACTTCGTTAATAGCTTTAGGCTTTATCGTCGTACTGGTTCATGGTGGAGCTTCAACCCAGAGACAAATGCCATTATCTGTGTGTCGGTAATGGGTAGAAATATAACTACGCCGACACCAGTTAGCCCTACAGGAATCACGCTTACGCTGCTCTCAGGCACGCTTTATGTTGAAGGACAACGCGCTGCTACTGGAGTTAATCTTGACAATTTGCCTAATTATGTTACTGTTGCAAAGCCTGGTGTAACTATTGTCTACCATCGTGTGGGCAAGTCCATCAGAGTCTCAACAGCAACGGGCTGGATGTACTATGTCAAGAGTAAGGCAGGAGACTACTCAGCCTACTCCAGTGGTGGCAGCCTCTCAGATCAGGAGCAGTTGCTTCATATGGTCTAAACTAAACCAAGATGTTTTTGGTTTTTCTTCTACTAGTAACAGCAGCCAGTGCTCTTACTGACATTAAAACTAATTGTAGTTTTAGTTTCAGCTCACTGTTTGTTGATGGTGCTGTCAAGTTTGACACAGTCGAGCGGACTACTTTTGCCAATTGTTATTTCAATTGGGAAGACTGGTTCAGTTGTGAAGGTTCCTCAGACTGTGACATTGTCAGACCAACCCTCAGTGCTTTTGTGCCAAACGACACTAATGGTATGTTCCAGAAGTGCAATGGCATACGAGTTTCTGACTTTGATAATTGTGTTAATGGGTTTATCATGCGTTACGGTGCACTCTATGTTCCTGAAGGCACGTATGTTTCATACGTGCCACAGAAAAATGAGTGCTTTGGACAACTTAAAGTTCTCAATAGTGTTATATGGTTTATTACAGATCATGTATCTAATGAGACATGTTGTTCTAATCGTGCTACTATAAACCCATTTGTGCCTATAATTGAAAAGATTTAAAAGTTTCAACTAACAATGAGTTCTAATGTCTCCTGGGCCGACCAAGTTGAAACCGTCAACAGACGCCAACGTTCTCGCTCCAGAGGCAGATCTCAAAACAGAACCAATGCTTCGAATCCGTTGTCTTGGTTTACCTCAATCATTGATGAGTCTAATGGAAACTTCATTAGTCTTATGCCTCATAGTGGTGTACCTACTGGTATGGGCACTGCAGCTCAGCAGTGTGGTTACTGGTATCGTGCACCAACCGTCTATCAGGTGCGCCGCGGTAAGAGAGTACCTCTACCTCCTGTATGGTACTTCTACTTTCTGGGTACTGGTCCTCATGCTAATGCCGCTTACGGAACAGCAATGGACGGAGTCTTCTGGGTTAAGACGAAAAATGGTCAGATTGACCCTAAGTCTACTAAAGCTCTTGGTGTACGTGACAGTGGTACAGATCCTAGGCGCGCTAACATACCTAACCTTCCTGAAGGGCTGCGTGTGAACGTTCCTAATGCTTCTAGACCACAGTCTCGCGCTCAGTCTCAGACTAGATCGCAGAATACTTCACGTGCATCCTCTGTCAGCAGAAACGGCTCCAGAGCTCCTAGTGTTGATAGAACTAAAGAAGACCTCAAAGCAGTTGTTTCACAGCTCCTTGCGGAGATGGGTATAAGTAAAAATTCCAAACAGACTCAAAATCAGAAAAAGCAGAAAGGCTCCACACCAGCTGCCACGCCACACCCCAATCAGGATGGCAAACCAGTATGGAAGAAAAAGCCTAACAAGGAAGAAACTGTTGCTCAATGTTTTGGCCCTCGCAGCGATAATAAGAATTTTGGTGATGCTGAGTTTCTCAGGCTGGGCGTTGATGACCCTCGGTTTAAAACCGCCTCTTATTACGCTCCTGGTGCTGCAGCTTCCTTGTTTGATTCCATGGTCACTGTGAGTGATGGCCCTGATGGTAAGAAGAGAGTTACCTTTCATACCACAATTGAGGTTGACCCTACTAAACCAGGTTTCGAAGTTTTCCTAGCTCAAATTGATGCATTCAAAAAGCCAGCCACCTTCCAGCAGACTCAGAACTTCTGGGAGAATCAGGCTTCTACTCAGAATAACATCTCTGAGTATTTTAGAGGTACCACACCTGGTGCCGGTGGTTCTGCAGTTGAAATTGAAACTTTTGAAATGACTGATGAAACTAATTGAAATGAATTGCTTGTTGCTGCTGCTACTTGGCTCTGTTTTGGGTGCGCCCACAGTGACATTTATCAGAAGTAAAACTCTGGATCAGCCAGAGACCTATGAAGAATTATTGGTTGATTACAAACTTTTGGATGACATTCTAACGCCCGACAGAGCGCTAGATATGTCTAGTCTTTACTCAGATGAGCATTCTGAAATCAAACCTTGGGACTGGAGTCGCTTGGATGAAGACAGAATACGCATTTTGGCCCTGCTTAAGTGCAAGGACCTTATGCGTTTGGCATCGGGTTTTGTTCCTGACATTTGTAAGAAGCTTTGAGTGAGATGCTCTTATGTTAGCATGCTAATATAAGACACTAGTGTACAGAATCATTACCACGTCTATAGTAGGGTACACATAACTATCTATAGATATAGAAAGCCTAGATGAACAGGACGAAAGACTAGTGACATTGCAGGAGTATCTAAAGATCGCAAGACGAGCCATGTCTGCCAGTGAGTAGAATGGAAGAGCCTGTAGTGCCCCTTTTCGGAAGTCCCTAGTAGTTATGTTAATCTAAATAGGGGATCTTTGAGGGTGGGATGCAAAAAAAAAAAAAAAAAAAAAAAAAAAAAAA